TACTATTAGTAATGGATTTATCAGTGCCATCACAGTAACAAATAATGGTTTTGGTTATACTGGAACTGCTGCACCATATGTGAATATTGAACCACCAAGAGTATACAGTGAACCTATTAGGTTAGTTGAATATGATGGTGATTATGGAAATATTGTTTCTGTTGCAAATACAACCGTTGGGGTTGGTTCAACTGCATTAGAATTAAGTCTTCATATTCCAAGAGATTCATTTATCAGGAACATCGGTATTAATCCAGGTGGAATTACAACTGAAGGTATTACTGGTCTAGTGACAAGTTATTACTTTACTGCTTCCAGAACTAATGTTGGTAATGGTATCACAGCATTCTATAATGATGGTAGTACACTCAGTATTTCTACAGATAAATTCAATAACATCTTCCAAGTTTATGATATTGATAGAACCACAGAGTCTATTCCAGGAATTGGGGTAACTGATATAGTTAAAATTACCACTTTAGTCGATGGTCCTATTGATCTTGCAGAAAATCTTGGTACTTTTGATAACGATCAAGAAACTTTCGATTCAACTCTATTGACTTTTGATAGTACTGGTGAAGATAATGGATACTTTGGAAACTTCTCTTGGGGAAGAATTAATTGGCATCCAACTAAGAGTAGAAATGAACCTCTAGATTTTAGTTCTTATCATATAAACGGTGTTGCTGGAATTTCAACTTCACCATTCGTTCGTAGAACATTCCCTCTAAGAACTAAACTATATACTCAATACTAATATTAATGAAATGACATTGCCATTGATTATACTACACGATTTTGCAAAAATCGGTGAAAGTGATAGAAAACTCATGATTGATGATGTTCTTTCAAATAGAAGACAGCATTTAATTAGAGATTCAAGTGCATATAAATCAAATAACTCAATAGATATAGATCAAACTGGGTTATTTTCTATTTTGTATGCAAAGTTTGCTGAAAAATCGGAAGAGTTGTTTGGTAACTTAAATTATGAATCAGATAATAGTGACAAATGCTGGGCATTTTGCACAAATAATGAATATTGGGCATTTAATCCACATATTCATGATTGCACCATCAATTCTGTATATTACTTGAACGTCCCAAAACATAATGGTCATGAATGTGGACCAATTATGTTTACGGATGATCAAGATTCTGGAAAATGGGAATGTTATCAACCAAAAAACGATGATTTAATTATTTTCCCTGGAGATTTGCATCATGATCCAAATTTCGTTCCAACCAAAGAATGGAGAGTTTCTATAAACATGGAAATTCGTTGCAAAAACAAGATTAAATGGTCTGCTTATAAATAAGTCATAAAGATAGTCTATTATAATGGCTCTACAAGGTATATCAACTGGAACTACACCAAATGACGGTACTGGAGATTCTCTCCTTGTTGGTGCCGTTAAGGTAAACACTAATTTTCAAGAAATTTATGATGCTCTTGGAAATGGCACAGATCTTCTAACTGGAAATCCAAATTTAACCGTTGGATTTATCACTGCTACTGGTGCATATTTCAATGGTGATGTAGGAATTGCTGGAACTCTTACATATGAAGATGTAACTAATATTGATTCTGTCGGATTGATTACTGCAAGAGATGGAATTTCTGTTCTTGGAGCAGGAATCACTGTAACGGGAGTTTCTACGTTTTATAGTTCTACTACAATTGGTGCAGCAAGCACTTTTACTGATGCTGGTCTTTCTGTAGGTTCTGCGGTCACTGTAACTGCAACTGGAGTCAATGTAACTGGTATTGTTACTGCTACCACATTTGAAGGTTCTGGTGCATCACTTACTAATATACCAAATGGTGCATTAACGAACTCCAGTATTAGCATTGGTGGAATATCTTTAAGTCTTGGTGATACTGATGCAACTCCAGCATTTGATTTGTCCAATGCAACCAGTTATCCATATTCAAGTTTAGCAGGTATTTCAACTCATCTATTGGGAGATGGATCACCCCAATTGGGTGCTGATTTGGATCTTAATAATTTTGATATTACTGGAATTGGTGATATTTCACTTGACAATGGTAATGTAACACTTACTTCTGGATATATTCAATCTAATCTAGGAATTAGTACTAATGCAGGAACTACTACTGCACAAATTAATGTTGACTCAACTGGAAATCAATTAATCATTACTGTACCTGGTGTTGGTTCAACAACCCTACCATTAACCTAATAAATAACTAAAAATAATCGATCATGTCTGCAATCGTAACAGATCAACTTAGAATATTGAATGCTAAGAATTTCATTAGTGAGATTACTTCTGCTGATAATTCATATTATACATTTGTTGGATTGACAAATCCAAACGAATATTTAACTACCTGGGATGAAGATCCTCCTGCACCAAAAGATAATTTTGATCAGGAAAATCATAACTGGGATACTGTTATTGGTTTGAAGAAGATTGATTCTACCAATGTCAGATTTGCTCTAAAGAAAAATACTTGGACATCAGGTATTACCTATGATATGTATAGGCACGACATTAATAGGGATAAAGTTTCTCAACCATCACTAGCAACTAGTTTATATTCTGCAAACTTTTTTATCATCAATAAGGATTTTAAAGTTTATTCTTGCTTACAAAATGGTACTGATCCAGAAAATCCAAATGGTAGACCATCTTTGGATGAACCAACTTTTATTGACTTAGAACCAAGAAGTGCTGGAACTAGTGGTGATGGGTATATTTGGAAATATCTTTTTACTATTAATCCAAATGATATCATTAAATTCGATACTTTAAATTATATTACAGTTCCAACTAATTGGTCCACTGCAGACGAGTATCAATCAGTAAGACTAAATGCAACAAACAGTGGTCAGTTAAAAGTTGCAAATGTAACATCTAGAGGAGTTGATGTTGGATCACCAAACCAAGTATATATTTGCGATATTGTTGGAGATGGAACTGGAGGAGAAGCAACAATCGTAGTAGATAATCAATCGAAGGTTGATTCTATTACTATTTCAAATGGTGGAACAGGATATACATATGCACGTGTAGATTTAACTACTGGAAATTTTCCAACTAATCCCACGACCACACCAACTTTTGATGTCATAATTCCACCAAAAGGTGGACATGGTGCTGATATCTATAGAGAACTTGGTTGTACAAAAGTCTTAATTTATTCTCAGATTAAAAATGATGCGACGAATCCAGACTTTATTGTTGGAAACAGAGTTTCAAGAATTGGAATTGTTGCAAATCCAGAAGAATTTAATTCAACTGAACCACTTCAAAAAAATCAGGCAAGTGCTTTATATGCATTAAAACTTACTGGAGTAAATGCACAAACTGACTACATTAATGCAGTATTTGATGCCAATGCAACTATTACTCAAACAGTTTCTGCAGGTAGTACCGCAGTTGGTAGGGTAGTTTCTTATAACAAGAATACTGGAGTTCTAAAGTACTGGCAAGATCGTATTGCTCATGGATTTGATTATGATCTAGATAACATCAATACTACTGGAGTATATGGAAATAATTTAGTTGAATTTACCTCAACACCAGGAACTGGTGGAACTTTAAACATCACTGGATCCAATCAAGACCTTAAGATTGACACTACATTTAGTGATGATAAATTCGTCATAAATAACCTAAGTTACTATCTTGGACAGTCATTCATAAATGGTCTTTCTGCACCAGAAGTGAAGAAATACTCTGGAGATTTGGTTTATATTGATAATAGACCATCTATTACAAGATCTGAAAACCAAAGAGAAGATATCAAAATCGTATTGCAGTTCTAAAGAATTATGCCACAACTAACTAATCTCAACACATTTCCTTACTTCGACGATTTTGATGAGTCAAATAACTTTTATAAGGTGTTATTCAAACCTGGACAACCTGTTCAGGCTAGAGAGCTTACAACTCTACAAAGTATTCTCCAAAATCAAGTAGAGCAGTTTGGTAATCATATATTTAAAGAAGGATCTGTAGTAATTCCTGGATCTTTAGTTGTATCTGCATATCAGATTTCTTTAGAACTAGAAAGAACTTTTAATGGGATAGATATAACTCAATATTTAAGTTCTTTGGTAGGAAAAAATATTGTTGGTGGAGATAGTGGTGTAAAGGCAAAAGTTGAAGGATATCAAGATACACATATAATTGTTAGTTTACTTGAAAGTGGCACAGATAATGAACAGCAAGAATTTGAAGTAGATGAAGATATTTTTGTAGAAGAATCTATTCCTCTAACAGATACTTCCATTACAAGTTTTTCTGCTGGTGCTTCAGTAGCAACGGTAAAGCAATATGATGAAGGATGTGTTGCTAAACTTACGGAAGGTATCTTCTTCTTAAGAGGAAACTTTATCAAGGTTGGAGAACAGTTCTTAATCATCTCTACAGTAGAACCACAACCAACGTTCACTTTAGGATTTGAAATTAAAGAAGATTTTATCACTTCTTATGATGACGAATCATTATACGATAATTCACAAGGATTCGTTAACTTTGCTGCTCCTGGTGCTGATCGTTTAAAGATCACGGCAAACATGATTGCGGTGATCGATGGTGATGATTTCCCACAGAATTTTGTTGAACTGGCTAAGGTTGTAAATGGTACAATTGCATCGTCAAAACTTGAAAATTCTCAATATAATATTCTTGGAGATGAACTAGCAAGAAGAACCTATGATGAGAGTGGTGATTACTACATAAAACCATTTACATTAGAAGTTAAAAATTCCTTACAAGATTTTAAAGGAAGTGATGGCATATATGCAGAAAATGAAACAACACAATCTGGTGAAACACCTAGAGATGATCTAGCAGTATATCAACTTTCTGCTGGTAAGGCATATGTTCAGGGATATGAAGTAAATATTCCTTCTGGTGCTTCATTAGATATATTAAAACCAAGAACTACAAAAGAATTTAAGTCTCAGGCAGTAGAATATGCAACTGGATCTACATTAAGACTTAATAATGTATATGGTGCTCCAAAAATTGGACTATCAACAACATATACAGTATCTCTTAGAAGTGAAAGAGTTGGAGCAGCAGCAACAATTGCGGCAGGTAAGGAAATTGGTCTAGCTAGAGTTTATGATTATGCTCTCGAAACTGGATCTTATGATACTACTAATCCTCTCACCAATTCATGGGATTTGACACTGTTTGATGTTGTTTCATTCACAGATCTAAATCTAAACCAAAATCTAACATCACAACAAATACCAACATTCATTAAGGGTAAGTCAAGTGGTGCTGTTGGTTATCTTAGATATGAAGCAGCAAATACTGGCATTATTACCGCATATAACGTAACTGGCAACTTCATTAAAGGTGAGGAACTAATCTTTAATGGTGAAGATAGTGACAGAATTGTTTTATCTTCAACAAACTATGGTATTTCCAATATCAAGTCAGTTCATGGTGAAATTGGAATTACTACATTCTCAGGTGATGTAAGACAGACTTCGGTATTAGAACTAGGTGCGTGTACATTTAGTGGTGGTGGAGTCACTGTAGAGCAAGCAGACAGAGACTTTACGAAAGATTTTGTTGTAGGTGATATAATTTCATTTAGAAAGTCTGGTGATTCTCTCTCTACTCTTAATAGAGTAACCGTAGTAACTGCAAATAATTTAACTGTTGAAGCAACTCAAGCAGTGTCAGGTGTCCACAACGGAGCACTATTTGGCAATGGTGAAGTTAATGTTACTAAGGTAACTACGCAATTGGGTGACAATGGATCAGATACACTATACACTTCCCTACCTAAGGAAAATGTAGCAAGTGTCAATCTATCAAATTCTTCCATTACTATTAGAAAAAGTTTTAATGAACCAATTGTTGCTGATGCTACTGGTGGAAGATTGACAATTCTTCCTACAGATCTTGAAATTGGTGAGACATTCCTACCATTTGACGAAGAAAGATATATTGTTGTAAATGCTGATGGTCAAACAGAAGCATTGACTGAAGATAAGATCACGATCACGAGTGGAGGTAGAGAACTAATAATTAAGGGTCTGAGTGTTGTTGGTTCTGCAACTCTAGTTGCTACACTAAAGAAGACAGAAGTAAAATCGCAAAATAAAATTAAGAATAGAGTCAAAACTATTCTTGTTGATAAGTCATCTTTAGAAGGATCTGGTATTGGTGCAACAACCTTAAACGATGGTCTAACTTATGGTAACTATCCATATGGAACTAGAGTTCAGGACGACGTAATTTGTCTATTAGAACCAGATGTTACTAAAATTCATGCGATTTATGAATCATCTACAACTGGAGAACCACAATTACCAAGACTCACTTTGAGTGATATCAGTAGTTTTAATGGAAGTGTTGAAGATACTCTAAACGGTGAAGAAATTGTTGGTAGTGAAAGTAATTGTGTTGCTGTTTTAGTTAATAAAGTAACTTCATCAACTGCAGAAGTAGTTTATCTTAATGGTAAGAAGTTTAATATCGGTGAAGAAATCACATTCAAAGAATCTTCAATTACTGCATCTGTAGATTTAATTATTGATGGTGATAATGATATCACTGGAAAGTATATTTTTGATAATTCTACAAAATCAACAATCTATGATTATTCTAGGATTACTAGAAAATCAAATACAAAACCTCCAACAAGAAAAGTACTTGTTGCATATGAATATGCAAGTATTTCTAGTTCTGATACTGGAACTTTAGTAACTACAAATTCTTATGAAAACTTTGATTATTCAAGCATTTCAACTATTGATGGTCAAAGACAAAGTGATATTATTGATATTAGACCAAAAGTTAAATCTTACACAGTATCTCAAGGTGTCAGATCTCCATTTGAATTTTTAGGTAGAAGTTTTGATTCAATTCAAAATAATAACCTAAACGTCCTAGCATCGGATGAGACAATTCAACTTGATTATTCAATCTACTTAGGAAGAATTGATAGAATTTATCTAAACAAATCGAAGGCATTCCAAGTCGTTCAAGGAACACCAGAAGAAAGTCCAGAGGCACCAGTTCCTCTGGAGAATGCAATGGAGGTTGCAGTAGTAACATATCCTCCATATTTGACTAATATTAGTGATGCAAGAGTATCTCTCTTAGACCATAAGAGATATAGAATGCAAGATATTGCGTTGTTGGAAAAAAGAGTTGAAAATCTTGAGTATTATACTCAACTATCTCTTCTAGAAACAAACACAGCAAACTTAGAAATTAAAGACTCTGAGGGTACTAATAGATTTAAGTCTGGTTTCTATGTTGATAATTTCACTTCAACAATAAATCAAATAAAACTTGGTGCGAAGAATTCTATTGATCCAGAAAATAACGAATTAAGACCTTCTTCTTATACAACTGAACTTGATTTTATTTTAGGTTCAACTGAGTCTACGGGAGTTAATGGATCAGTTAATACTGCATCGGATTTGAGGTTTGCTGAAGATTTAATTGGTGATAATATTAGAAGATCTACTATTGATCCAAACGGAAGTGCTGGAACAGATGGTATGGGTGTTATAACCCTGGACTATGAAGAAATTGAAGCAGAATCCCAATTAACAGCAACAAGAGTTGTAAATGCTGCACCATACTTTGTTGATTTTTACACTGGTCAAGTAACACTCAATCCATCTTCTGATATTTGGATTGAACAAGCAAGAATTGAAACTCAAACTATTGAAGGATTACTTGGTGGAATTACCCAGACTAATATTACAGCAACTCCTGCAGATCTAGATCCTCAGGCAGGTTGGTCTCCAACATTGTGGGGTGGATGGAATAGAAATTGGACTGGTAGAACAACTACCAGAAGAACAGTAACTGGTTCAAGCAGTCAAACTATACGTGGTGGTACAGGAACTAGACCAGGAAGTGCTACTGTAAGTACTACTGCAACTGTACAAACCGTTACTAGAACAGGAACTGCAACTCAACAAGGTTTCTCTCAAAGAATACGAACAGTACCAGGAAATAATATTAGTCTTGGTGACAAACTTGTATCATCTGATGTTTCTTCCTTCATGAGAGCAAGAAATATCGAAATTATTACAAAAGGTATGAAACCTCATACCAGATTATATGCATTCTTTGGTTCATCACGTGTAACTAATTATTGTGTTCCAAAATTACTTGAGATTGAAATGATTTCTGGGACATTTATTGTTGGTGAAACAGTTGTTTCTGGTGGAGCAAATTCTAGAATACCAGGTGTAACTCAAGATCTACCATATACTTCTTTCAGAGTTGCTGATTCTCACCATAGAACTGGACCATACAATGATCCTCAAGATGTTTATACAATCAATCCTTACACACGTGAGGAAATGCCTGATTTATATTCTACAACAACAACAATTCTAAATATCGATTTAGCATCAATGGCCCTAGCACCAACTGGGGATTACTTCGGATACGTTTCCGAAGGAATGATTCTTCAGGGTAGAAGTAGTGGTGCAAGAGCAAGAATTACGACCTTAAGACTTACTAGTGATAATGTTGGAATGATGCAAGCATCATTCTATATTCCAAACCCAAATGCTCCAGGAGCACCCAAGTTTAGAGTTGGAAATGTAACATTAAAGATTAGTGACACAGATACATTAGATCCTATTGATGGTGTTGCTTACACTGGTGGTGAGAAAGACTTCTTCTCTCAAGGAACCATTAATAATGTTCAAGGTCAAGTAATTTCTACAAGAAATGCTGAAGTTGTAAATGCATATACTCAACAATCTAGACCTATTACAAGGGAACGTGAAACTCTTGTAGGTATAGAAAATACTATTGGAATTACACTTCCTCAACCCGTACCAATTCCACGTCCACAACCACAACCAAGACCTCAACCACGTCCTAGACCACAACCAAGACCAGTACCAAATCCA